ATCGTAGGCTCGCAGATGACCCAAGAACAGAAGAACCAAGATTACGAGTGTTTTCTAATTGTAGCAACACTGTCAAGCAATTGGCAGCAATTCCTCTTTCCAAGACTAATAGCGAAGACGTAGACACTAAAGCAGAAGATCACGCATACGATGCTTTAAGATATATGCTAATGACAAGGATGACAGGCTATGCTTCGATTCATCAAACGCTTAATGGCATCAAGGCTCAGGTCTTTCAAGTACAGAATGAAACATTTGGATATTAATAAATGGCAGAGATAACAAAAAATTCTACACTCAGAGAAGTTTTATCTTACTACGCTAAAAAAAATAATCGTAAAGATAGTTTTGTTACAGAAGGTGTAAAGTTATTTAAAGATATTGCTGATAAAAAAGGATCGGCTCTTCAGCTATTTACCCCTGATAAAAATAGTAAGACTTTATTAAATAGAACACTCACTTCAATAGACCCTGACACTATAAGTTTAAAACAGCCTATGCAAAATCTGCGTCAAGTAGGGCTGACGTTAAAAGGTATAATATCTGAATCAGATAAGGGTTACAATTTTTTACCTGATGCGGCATCAAACAGCGAAAAGAACTTAAAGATATTTGGTATCCCAGAACCTGCAAAAGCAAAGTCTTTAGTTTCAATAAGAGTAAATCCTCAATCTATGAATCAATTTTTTTCTAAGATTCAAGAATTTAAGTTAGACCCTAAAACAGAAGCTATAGCCGATGCTATGCTATTTAATTTAAATACGGGATTACGACCTACTGCAGCAGCAGAATTAAAAGTGGGGGGAGTTTATTTTCCTGAAAATGGTGCTATATACATTGATGCTGAAACTAAAGGCACAAAAGGTAGGAGAATAAATGTTCCTTTAAGTCCTTTTGCAGACTCTATATTGCAAAAACGTATTACGGATGGCAAAGTAGTTAATGATCAATTTTTTGTAAAGCCTGATGGTAAAGTTGTAACATCAAATGATATGACCAATTTACTAAAACAAATTAAAATAAAAGACTTTATGTTTGATGCGTCTACAAATAAATATTATGATAGTCTAGCTCCCGAAGGTAAAGATGTTCCCGGAAAAAGAGGATCAACTCTTTTTAGAAATATACACACAAAGATAGGTCAAAAATCAGGAGTTGCTTTTGAGAGAATAGCCTACCTACAAGGTAGAAGTCTTGTATCTGCTGCACAAGGATCAGTTGGAGAAGTTGTAACTTACGCTACAGACTTTCCCGGAGATATCGACCCAAAAGGCTTTGATGCACAGCAAGCAAGTAAAATAAGTTCAATATTTCAGCCTTCTTTAGAGAAATATAATTATAATCTGTCAGGCGAAGTTCCAAGAATAACAAAAGCAACAGAGGGTTTTTCAAGCTACTTTGATGCACCTGTTCTTGATCAATCTGATACTATCGAAGGTACATTTACAGATGTAACTGATAAACCGACTACAAGTTTTAAAGATTTATCGGTCGAGGAGATTGAGGAACTTAAATCTTTTGGTATAGAAGATACTTCAGATAAGCTACCTCCCCCTGAGTCATCTACCACTAAAAAAGTTTTAAAGGGAGTTGGTAAAGCGGCTCTTACCACTGCAGCTACGTTGGGAACTACTGTGGCTAAATCTTCTCCTCTTGTTGCAGCTGGATTAGAATACCAAATGTCTAAAGAGGAAGGCAAAGGTGAATTTGAATCTGGAGCAAGAGGACTTGCAGAAGCAGTTAATCCTTTACCAGTTGGTATTAGAGAATTTGAAGGTGCAGAAAAATTTGTAGCTGAAAAAACTAGAGATGATTCTTCAATAAGTGATAGTGGGTCTTTCTTAGATGCACTTACAGGCTCATTAACAGGGCAATCATTGAATCTATCTGGAGGTTATGCTTCTGGTGGATTTATAAACAAGGCAAAATAGGAGATAACTATGCCAGACAATAACTATAACTACGGTGCTTCATACATAATGAATTCCGATAAAACATCCTACGATGCACCAGATGCACCTTTAACTCGTGAAGGCAAGGATTTTGATACATCAAGCAGTAATATAACTGAATTAAATCCTGCGATGCCAAAGGTACAGTCTAAACCAACTGTCGAAGCTTCTTTCAACACAATGGCTGACGATAAAAACTACTTCTAAGTAAGGTAAATATATGTCTGATAATTTTCTTCAACCTGAAGATGATACTGGCGTACCCATAGCTAATCCATCCGAGCAAATGCCCGGACTAGCAGGTTACGTGAGAAAGAAGTTTGAAGATTCTGAGAATGGGAGACGTACCCATGAACAAAGATGGCTACAAGCTTTTAAAAACTTCAGGGGTATCTACGATTCAACAACACAGTATCGTGATTCTGAACGTTCCAAAGTCTTCATTAAAATAACAAAAACTAAAGTTCTTGCAGCATATGGGCAGATAATAGATATTCTGTTTGCTAACAAGAAGTTCCCAGTGGTTGTTGAACCTACTCCTATGCCAGAAGGTATAGAAGAGTTTGCTCACATGAAGACACCTCTCGATGAAGATCAACCAGTAGACCCATACGGGTTTGAAGGAGATGGAAGAGAAGTTCCACCCGGAGCATTACAGGCTGATCAACCTCACAAACTTGGAAGTTACGATCAGGAATTTCCAGACATGTTAGCTAAAGGTCCTGCTAAAATGGCAGAGCCACAAGTTAAACCTGCACAGAAGATGGCACTACGAATGGAGAAGTGTATTCACGATCAGCTTCTTGATACCAATGCAGTGAATGTATTTAGACAGGCTATCTTTGAAGCATCTCTCTTAGGTACAGGAATCATCAAAGGCCCATTTAACTTTTACAAAAGAGTACACAAGTGGGAACGAGATGAGAACGGGCAAAGAAACTACGTTCCCTACGAAAAAATTGTACCTCGTATAGAATACGTATCTGCATGGGATTTTCATCCTGATCCATCTGCAACAAGTATAGATGACTGTGAATACGTAATACAAAGACATCGTATGAACCGTCAACAACTACGTGGCTTGATACAAAGACCTTACTTTGATGCAGAAGCTATTGAAGAGTGTCTTGCTAAAGGTGCAAACTACGAAGATAAATACTACGAAGATACTATCCGTGAAGATGAAACAGAGCCTTACTATCAAGAGAACAGATTTGAAGTTCTTGAGTATTGGGGAGTCATCGACAAGAAGTATGCTGACGAAGTTGGTATGGATGGTGTGAATGAGATGTCTGAATTTGATCAGCTACAAGTAAACGTATGGATATGTGGCAACATGGTTATTCGTTGTGTAGCAAATCCATTTACTCCTGCTAGAATACCCTTCCAAGCATTTCCATTTGAAATTAATCCCTATCAATTATGGGGAGTTGGCGTTGCAGAGAACATGGAAGATGCACAATTACTTATGAATGGTCACGTAAGAATGGCTATTGATAACTTGGCACTTGCAGGTAATCTTGTATTTGATGTAGACGAAGCAAGTTTAGTTCCCGGACAGAACATGGATATATTTCCCGGAAAGATATTTCGTAGACAATCGGGCGTGACAGGAACTGCAATCAACGGTCTTAAGTTTCCAAACACTGCAGGTGAGAACATACAGATGTATCAAATATCTCGCCAACTTGCAGATGAAGAGACGGGCATACCGTCAATTATGCACGGACAAACAGGTGTAACAGGAACAGGTAGAACTGCAGCAGGTTTATCAATGCTTATGGGTTCTGCAGGTCTTGCTATGAAGACAGTCATAAAGAACATAGATGATAATTTGCTAAAGCCAATCGGTGAAGCATACTTTCAATGGAATATGCAGTTCAATGAAAATGTAGATGATATAGAAGGTGACTTAGAAATCAAACCTCGTGGGGTTGCAGCAGTAATGCAAAAAGAAGTAAGAAGTCAGCGATTGACCTCTCTGTTGCAGACGGTAGCAAACCCTATGTTAGCACCCTTTATAAAAATACCAAATTTAATGAGAGAATTAGCAATTGCACAAGATATAGACCCTGATAGTTTAGTCAACGATGCAAACGAAGCTCAGATATATGCAGAGATGTTGAAAGGAATGATGGCAGATGCTCAACAAAGAACAGGCGAGGGTGCTAACCCCAATAATCAACAGCAAGGAATGGGTCAACCTAGTGGAGTACCTCAACGACCTGAGGGAACTGACAATCAAGGGAATGGTAATGGCACAATCGGAGTCGGAGCTACGCCAACTGCAGGGGAAGCTGGCTTTACTGGAAATGCTCCTCAATTTGAAGAATAGTCACAGGGAAGTTATAAAGAATGTCTAGTATATTTGACACTTTAGATTTTGCTAGTGATTTTTTTGGACAGCCTGATAGAAGTAAACAAAAAGTATCACGAAGAGAATATAGAACAGGGTATATTGATTACTATGATCAATCATTAGATGCTACAGGCATCAAGGCAGACTTGTCAAGAGTGTCACCTACAGATGATGATGATAAAAAAGAGGATAAACAAGTTAGTGTAAATCAAGTTGGCATTACGGATAGTGAAGGTGATGATCCTATGTCAATGTCCAATTTAACAAATTTATCAGTAGGCTTTGATAATAATTTAAATAGCTCATCTTCTATATTAGATTTAGAAAATAATTTTATAGACTACAACACATCCTTACAAAATGCAGGTTTTAAAGACAGGAGTGATAGTTTTTTAAATAAAAACTTTGGAATATCACTTGCTGCTGTTCCTCAAAGTGGAAAAGAAGCAACAGAAGATGTAAAATCACTAGCTTCTAAGAAGGGTGTAACTTCTTTAATTAAATCAGGTGCTAAAAAAGGTTTAGGGTATTTAGGAATCAATCCAATTGCAACAAACCTGTTAGGGGGATTTGTTACGGGTAAGACATTAAGTGACCCACTTGGAAATCCATCCTATAGACCAGATCATACAGTTTTGGGAGCAGCTATGGATATAAACTTTTCCATACAAAGTAACAACATTAATCAAAGTATTGCCGCAATGAACGCAAACAATTTAACAGGATACAGAGGTGTTAAATCACCTACTGGATTTTTTGGTTACATAGGTGGTCAGCTTGTAAGCAGGGCCCCTAATGGTAATTCCTATACTGGTGTAAATGCAGAATATGGAAGAATGGCTGAAGCCTTCAGTAAAGGGTATGTTCCTACGGGGTATAATGTTGACACAGAAATTGGCACAGAATCCATTGCTTCTAGAACAGGTGCATTTAGGGGGTACACTGAAAAAGGTTCTATTGCATATGGCAATCAGACTGCCGCTGCAGGGTCAATGAAAGATGTAAGAGCCACAGCAGAAACATATTTTGGAAAAGGTGCAGGTAGAGAAGAAGATAAGGTAGTTATATCTGCTCTGCAAAGAGTAAGAAGTCAATACACTTTTTTGGGTAATTTAAAAGACAACGTTAAAAACCCCGTAACTCTTTCTCAACTATTAGCCGAAAAAGCCAGTAGTGGTGTCTACACTAGAGGGTCTGATTTAGGAGACGCTGCAGATTCAGTAGGATCGACAGGAGATTTAGGTGGAGCTACAAGTGCAGGGTATTCAACTCCTTCTGCTGTAGCGTCAGCTTCTAGTTTTGGAGATGAACCCGGAGATGATACTGACAGTTCTCCTAGTGGTGATTCTGACAGTGGTTTGGGAGATCAAGGAGGAGTAGGAGGAGGTTATACTGCCAAAGGTGGATTTATTGGAAGTAAAAAGAACTTTGCACTAGGTGGCAGAGGAGATGCTGAACCTGCAGGATTTATTGAAGGTCCTCCTGAACAATTTAGTGACCAAACAACCATCGCAGATGATATACCCCTAACAGTAAGAGATGGTACATTTGTAATTAATGCTCCTGCTGTAGAGAATGAAGGATCACCAAGTATACAGAAAATGTTAGCTGAAGGCTACGAAAAAGCCATGACTAGAGATATAGGGGTTGACAAAAACTTCAGAATTGGTAAAATACCAAGTAGAGGAGAGTTAGATATACAAATCTCTCGTGGTGAAGTTGTAGTTCCACCACATGTAGCAAAAGTTATAGGCTACGACAAACTAGAAGAAATTAATAATAAAGGTAAGCGTGAAGTAACACGCAGACAGAAAGCTGGTGACCAAGAGAAAGTACAAGCTGGTCAAGGTTTTGCTACAGGTGACAGCGTATTTACTATAGACAAAGTTGCCAACTCCTACAAAGAAAAATACGCAACTCCACAATTAGCAAGACAGGCAACTATAAAACTTGCTAAAAAAATGCCACTAGCCGATGCTTTAGCCATACTTATGTGGGGGGAAGCTAAAAATTTAGGTGATGAAGGACTTGAAGGTGCAGCTCACGTTTTAATAAACAGGGCAAACGCAGAGAACTATCCGGGTTTCGGCAAAGATATATACAACGAGATAACAAGAACTTATGGTAAAAAAGATAAGATATTTGAGTTCAATGCCTATGAGCCTACAAAGTTCAGAGAGACTATAAAAAGATTTAAGAAAGATAAAGACACCTATCTTAGAGTAAGAAACATTGCTGAAGAAGTTATGGCAGGTGCTAGAAAAGATTTTACCAACAACGCTTTGTTTTTTTGGAATCCTAATACTTCAGGAAGTAGTTGGTACAAAGGCAAAGTAAACAGAAAAGAATTTAAAGAAACAACTAGAACAGTTAATTCTAAGGACAAAAAAGTTTTACACGTGTATCATGTACCATCTGATTTTAAGATGGATACAAAACTAGGCACAGAAACAATCAGTCCAGAACAATTTAAACCTTCTACACCAATAACTAGCGACATACCTTTACCTATGAGTCGACCTGATGAGGTAAAAGATCGTAGTGACGATGGTGGTTTTATAGATTATCTTAAAAAATTATTTTAAGAATTAGTCAGCTACCCAGTAATATCACTGGCCCTGACATCCGAAGCAGCTACCCACAGCCATGTGGCACTGCAACAAATGAGGTAATAACAATGGCAAAACAAGTAAAAGGTGCGAGAGCAAACAAACCAAATGACTCCTTTGGAGTAACTAACAATCCAAATCTTTACAAGAATAAATATCGTGAAGAAGTGGATAGAGACGATGATGATGACGAAGTACAAGCTCAAGACCCCACTGAAGAAGTGGCTACTCAAGAGGAAAGTACAAGTTTTGTAGAAACTAAGCAGTCAGATGAACACGATTACAAAAAACGTTATGATGACCTAAAAAAACATTATGACAGTAAACTTAATGAGTTTAAGAGTGAACGTGAACAAATGTCTAATGAGATTCAAGCAATTAAAGACAACATGCAACGATTACCTGCAGGTACTCCTACACCAAAAAGTGCAGAAGAACTTCAGGAGTTTAAGGAAAAGTACCCAGATGTTTTTGACGTAGTCGAAACTGTCTCAGGTATGAAGACTGAACAAACGGTTGCTAGTCTGCGAGAAGAAATCCAAGTCGTTAAAGAGAGGGAAAAAACTCTTAAGAAAGAGAAAGCGTATGAAGAACTAATGCACACGCACCCTGATTTTGGTGAGTTAAAAACCAGTGAGAAATTTACTGAGTGGCTCGATGATCAACCTACACAACTTAGTGATGGTATTTATAAAAACAATACTGATGCTAAATGGGCAGGCAAAGTCGTATCCCTTTATAAAGCAGAAATGGGCATATCTAATAAAAAAACTACTAAATCTAGCAGAAACGATGCAGCAGCTACGGTTACCAAGACTCAACCAAAAGACGTTGCAGTATCAGATCAAAAAGGAAAGATTTGGAAGATGTCCGACATCGCCAGACTGAAATCGTGGGAGTTTGAAAAACTTGAAAAAGAAATCGATCAAGCACGAGCAGAAGGGCGAATAACTCAATAAACTAACCTCAAATAGAGGAAGGATAATACAATGGCTTTTACTACAAGTTCAGGGTATGGAAACTTACCGTCAGGTAACTTTGCACCCGAAATTTTTAGCCAAAAAGTTCTTAAGTTCTTCCGTAGAGCTTCGGTTGCAGAAGATATTACGAATACCGACTATACTGGCGAAATTGAAAACTTTGGCGATACTATCAAGATAATGAAAGAGCCAACACTCACTGTGTCTGCGTACCAGAGAGGTTCTGTTGTTAATCCACAGGACTTAGCTGACGACCAGATTACAATGTCTGTTGACCAAGCTAATGCGTTTGCATTTAAGATTGACGACATCGAAGAAAGACATTCACATGTCAACTTTGAAGCGTTAGCAACTTCTTCAGGTGCGTATGCACTAAAAAGAAAGTTTGATGCAAATGTTCTTCAACTTATGTCTGACGGTGCAGGAATCGGTGGATCAGCAGTATCAGGTACTACCTTGACAACTACTGATGCTACTAATCTTGGTACAGCCAATGTTCCTATCAACGTTGAGACAGACGACAATGGTATCAATATGATGCTTGCGATGGCTAGACTTCTTGACGATCAATCTGTTCCTGAAGAAAACAGATGGTTTGTAGCACCTCCAATATTTTATCAGAAAGCTTTTCAAGCTGGAAATAAAATTGCTGAAATAAATATCACAGGTGATAATCAATCTCCTTTGAGAAATGGTTTAGCAATTGTTGGTACTCTAGCAGGCTTTAGATGTTATAAATCTACAGCTTTAAACAGCACTGGTGGAATTGACCAAGTAACATTAACAGATGGATCAGCTACATTAGCTGTAGATGCTTCTGAAAATGTTGTTCTTGCAGGTCACATTTCTGCTATGGCTACAGCGTCTCACATCGCTAAGACTGAAGTGGTACGTTCAACTGAATCCTTCTCTGACGTTATTCGAGGATTGCATGTTTTTGGAAGAAAAATCCTAAGACAAGAAGCAGTTGTTCGTGGCGTTATAGATTTTGCATAGGGGGAATAATTAATGGCTACTTATGATTTAACTCCCAACGGGGGAACTATAGGTCATCCGGGTAATGTCGCAAGACCTTACGTGATGACTTCAAAAGTACACGACACTGCAGACGGTGGTGCAGGAGGAGACGTTGTTCAGTTGATTGACGTTCCTGCTGACACTATGATTGTCTCAGGTGTTTTGGAAGTTTTAGAAGCAAGAGGTAATGGACAGACTACTCTAGATGTGGGTATTACTGGTGGCGATGTGGACTGTTTTGTTGACGGTTCTGCATGTGCTGCAGGTTTTACTCCATTTTTAGAAGCTGCCGTTGGTGCTTCTGGAGCTAACGCTAGAGTTTTAACTTCAGCAGACACTATCGATGCGTTAATTCTCGATGGTGGATCATCAGGGGAGTCTGCACTACGTTTTAGAATACACGTAGTTTTAGCAGACATTTCGCATAATCCTGTAGAGACTGCTACAGTTTCAACTGGTACTTAAACTAATAATCAGGAGGGCAGAGAAATTTGCCCTCTTGACACTTTTTAATTCTTGTGGTAGCATCCTGCCATAACTTAGCAGGGAGAAACACATGTTACTACAATTATTAAATAAAGAAGATATAAATAAATGCGTTACATTGTCGCCAACAATGGAAGACGGGAACAAGACACAACCTTTAAAAGATGTCAAAAAGAACGAAGAGTCACAACAAGTTCCTACTAGAATAAGAGAGTTGGTAACCTCACGAATTGTAAACAACCACTATATAGACAACGTTATAAACCCTACTCGTGTGTCGGTTAATTTTTATAATCACTACAAAGAGGGCGACTACTACAATAAACACATTGATGCTTTTAAAGCTGAACCAAAATTAAATCACACATATTTTGATTATGGTTTTACAGTTTGTTTATCAGATGATTACGAAGGTGGAGAGTTTGTACTTGACAATGAAATAGGTGAAATACCTTTTAAATTAAAAGCAGGTCAAGTTTTATTCTTTCCAATTATATATCCCCACAGTGTTAACAAAGTAACAAAGGGATCACGAAAAGCATTGATAGGGTGGTTATCTACCAATGTTAGTTATGAACAAAGTTTTGTGTTGCGTAACTTATATGAAGTAAATGCTCATGCGATACAAAACAAACAACACAATCTAGCTGTAAAATCAACAATGATACAAAATTACTTAAAAAAACTATGGGGTAAATAGTGTCTAGCAAAGGTACAATGAAAGGTCACACCATTAAAGGTGGTCATAAACGCCCAACTAAGTCGGGTGCAGGCATGACTAAAAAAGGTGTAGCCAAGTACCGTAAGGACAATCCCGGATCAAAGCTAAAGACAGCAGTTACAGGCAAAGTAAAACCCGGAAGTAAGGCTGCAAAAAGACGTAAGTCCTTCTGTGCAAGAAGCTTAGGACAGATGAAAAAGTTTCCTAAAGCAGCAAAAGACCCTAACAGTCGTTTAAGACAAGCTAGGAAGAGATGGAAATGTTAATAGAAATTAATTTTAGAATATTTAAAATATTAAACAAGATAAGCAACAGTTTTTATAGACGTTATGTAAGAATGTTACATAAATCTCAAGGGAGAATCTGATGGAAAATATGGTGTTAGATGCTTGGAATGATCTATCGTACCTAGAGGGTGCGTTGTTTACTATGTGGTTATTTATTCTGTACTACGGTAAAGTATGGATTGATAGTAGGTTTATTAAAAAGGGATGCACATGTTCGCAGCGTTAATAGGTCCTATAGCTAATCTTGCAGGTTCTTGGATGAACAGCAAGGTAGAAAAAGTAAAAGCTGATGGTCAAGCTAAAGTAGCACAAGCCAGAGCTAAAGCAGTCGTTGCAGAGAAGGTAGCAACAGGCGAAGTCGCATGGGAGAAGTCTATGGCTGATGCCACAGACAATTCGTGGAAAGACGAATTTGCTTTAGTTGTTTTACTTTTACCAGCAATACTAGTCTTCATCCCGTCATTTACAGAGTATGTAAGGACAGGCTTTGAAGTACTTAACACTTTGCCAGATTGGTATCAATATCTTTTATTTATAGCTGTGAGTAGCTCTTTCGGAATTAAAGGGGTTGGTCAGGCAATGAAACTTATGGGGAAGAAGTAATGAAGGGCGTAAAACATTATTTAAGGAACGGAACGTTGTACAAAGGTGCAACACACAAAGATAACAAAGGCAGAGCTATGACTGGTGCTAAACACACTGCCAGTAGTAAGTTTTTATTTCACATGAAAGATTTGTCTAAATCAGCACAACTTAAAGCAAAGAAGGGTTAACAACAATGGCAATAGGAACACATAAGACTAAGTCTGGTAAAACAGCTAAGAAGGGTCTTTATTATAATATT